AGTATGAAACACAACACCCATTTGTGCAGCCTGCATTGTCTTTGCAAGTTTAGAATCAGAAGGCACAGCATAGATTAATGTGTTTGGTTGAAATGTAATATAACTTTCACCATCAAGTGTTTTCTCAGAGAGGTCACCTTTTACAAACATCATGTCACCTTGCAATACACCTTTGATACCAAGTTTTGGAAGATATCGTAGAGCAACTTTAAGTTTTGCATTAAGACCTTCACCTGGATGATTCTTATCAATGTCTGCATCGGTATAATTTAACTTTGCATTTGCATTGAATACACCTTTAGTGCCAACAAAGAATTTACCATTGTCTGGATTGATACCACAAAAGATTGCGGGTGAACCATCCCACTTTGTTGTGGTGTTTACTTTTGATGATGAATGACCCGCAAGCATATCTCTCAATGCCTGTAAAAAATTAATTGCATCACGACCACCTTGAACACCACGATTCAGAATTTCATCTTCAAGGTGTTCATTACTCAAGATGTAAATTTTTGCCGCTTTTTTCTTCAGCTAAAATTACATCTTGAGAGCCCTCCATAGTAAAGTTTTTAAAATTAAACATATGTTATTTTTATCTCGTACTTTTTAGAAAATCTGCCATTTCTAGCAATAGTTTTCAATGTTGAATATGGTGCTATCTTACTTTCATTATAATAATCTTTTAAACAATCATAATACTTTTTTTCTGAAACACTTTCAATCAGAACTTTTTTTGCATTAGGATTATTTACTCCAAAATGATTTGGTTTATTCCAACTTCTATTAACACTCTTAGAGCCTATAAGTGATTTGGTTTCTTCTGTGTGTTTTTTTCCATACATTGGATTATTAGAACCAACCATACTTTTTTTCGACCAATTTCTACAAACTTTTCTTTCTTGCTTATTTAGATGTGACCAATATTCTTTTAAATAATCACTATTACCACCAAAACCACCAGAAGTTAAGTTATAAAAACTTGAATCTTCTACCGCATTATAAAATTTGATCCAATAAATTTCAGATTGACTAAGTTCTTCTAAAGTTTCACATTCTTGTAAAATAATTCTATCAAAGTTTTCTTTTCCATATTTTTTGATGGCTTGTTTTAATAATTTACCAGAACCAATATATTTTTCACGGTGTGTATTTTTACACATTCCGATATATTTTTTACCATTAATTTTATTTGATGTTAGATATATGAATCCATACATGATTTCTTCTCCTATCATGTATTTATAATAAATTCATCTTCAATGTGTTCAGATTTGCACCTTCTTTTTTTGATTCGGTTAAGTATTGTGTGAAGTTCATTTTTGTTTTTTATTTTGTTATTACATATCTACCAGAAGAAGGTGACATAGCAGATGCATACTTATAAATTTCCATTATAACATTATTTTTTCTAATTTGTAAATTTATATCTCTTTGAGTTACATTAACCTGAGTAACATCTTTTACTTTTTTGCCTTCAGTAAAATAATCTCTTATCAATCCTTCGAAACTGCTAACTATGTGTGTAACACTCAATAATATTCTTTCATTTTGATAGGCTTCATATAGTGTTGGTTTTAAACCTTTAATTATTTGTAAACTAGTTAACCCAATCTTTTTTTCATAATTAAATCCACCGTTCGATTTAATAATTTTATTAATAAGACTATCTGGACATGCAACTTTTTTTAGTTCCGCTTTTAATTGCACTCCAGTTTTTGTTGTACCTATTTTTTTCATATATTCTTTATTCAACTCATCAATTCCTTTTTTATAAGCAAGAGTTCCTTTTTGAAAGGAAGTGGCTAACTTTTTTGCATAAGTTGGATCAACTCTAGCCCAAAGGTCAGTAAAGCCTGTTGCACCTGGACTATTTGTTCCAGTTCCAAAACTAACTAAAGAACCAAGTCTGGAGTTTTTTCCTTCAATCTCACATTTTATTGCTAAACTTGCTCCTAAAGCATCACTATAAGGATCATGTCTTATTTTAATAAGTGGTTTGGCTTTTGAACTACCAAAATATATTTGAACATCTCTATCAGTTCCTTTATTCTCAGAAATATCAAAATATTTAATATCTTCTAATATTTTTTGATTGTCTTTTTGTGTAAAATTAATTTTGTAAATATGAACTTCTTTAGGAGCTTTCTTTAAGGACACTCCTAACAATTCTCCCTTATCTATTAAAGAATTCATAAGTTCATTTAAATTTACAAAATTAAATCCTTGAGGTGGGTTACTAACAACTTGTTGAATCTTTTTCTCTGCAACTTTGGAAGCAAAATAGATATCTGCTGGACTCCATTTATTTACATCTCCAAATAATTTGTCTTTTTTGTTTGCAATCGTAAAAAGTTGTTCAATATCTTCCATTACATCACTACCACCTTTAGCTCCACGATAATATAAAAAATCTGTCCAACCTGGACTTTGAATTTTTTTAAAATCCTTATCAATTTCTGATATATCATCTATAAGTTTTACAGCAATGTTTACTGAAGATTTATACCAATCAACATCTTTAATTAAAATTTTTTCTATTAAATCTAATCTAACACCAGTAGTTTTTAATTTATTATATGAATCACTTATTAATTTTTCATTGCCTTTTTCAGATTTAAATTGTCCATATGTTTCATATGTTTTATAATTCAAAACTTTTTTAGATTTTTCTTTACCAAGAAAGTCAGCCATAGCACAAAATAGTGCTTGGGCACTTTCAAACGCTTTTGTATCGCCATCACTATCGGCCATTTAATACTCCTAAAATCAGTTTATTGAAGTATTTATGCTATCACAACTACCGTATTATGTCAAGCGAAAAATGAATCTAGCGTGTTCTTTTCTGTCTTTGGATACTCTGAATTTCCTTTACGAAACACCCATACCGGTTCAATAAACACATCTTTCAATTCTACGGCATTGGGTCTGGCCATCATACGCATACCTATCTTGCCAACATAAAAAGAGTCTTTAAATGATGCAAAGTGTTCAACCATGTCATCACACAGAGGAAGTCTTTTAGACCCCTTGGTGCGTGGTTCTATGATGTTTATCATCATGTATCCGTTCTGTTTGATTGTCTTCCAAACTGTCTCAGTTACCTTGAAGAAGAAATTATACTTCCATCCGTTGAATGAATCATATCTTGCCCACGATTGATTAGATGCCTTATCGGTATCTGTTGCATACTTTTCTGTTTCAAAGTATGGCGGTGATGTAAAATAGAAATCAAATGTATTCGCATACAAATCCCAATTAACATCTTCAGAAGGCAGATTCCAAATCTTTACAGTCTTCTTACCGACACATTCAAAGTAATCTGTTTTCTCAATTAAAGTTGGTTCACCACCAAGAAGTCTTTCGTATGCGACACATTGTTTTTTGTATATTTCAAATACATCTGGATTAGGATCACAACCAACATACATCTTTGTGCATGGTGTGCCATAAAATCCTGCAAGTCTGTCACCCCAACCACATGAAGTATCTAATACATTTTCTGCCTTATGTTTTTCATATAAGGCCTTTGCAACAGATGGTCTGAATTGAGTTGCAGTATATGTGCCTAATCTAAATGCGGTACGAAATGTTGCCTCATTCAAATCACCATCTGCCATAATGCCTTCACGCCAGAAAGTCCAGTTCATTCTACTCAACTTGTCTTTGTCATTCCATATTTCTAATGGTGCAGATGATGAATTAGAACCACACTTCATTCGATTCATTTGTTGAAAATAATCACTTATGACATTGTAATGATTTGATTTATCAATCACACCCAATGGCATATCAGCGTATTTGTATTTGTATTCATATCTTTCTTCAACAACATCAAAATCTTTATATTGGTCTAAATGAGAACGAAAATAAAAATCTGTAAATCGACTATTCACTTCATGCAATTCACAATCATTTGTTGGAAAAGGAATTTTGTTTCTATGAATATACTCAGCCAAAGATTGACGAATTTCATCTTTATCAAAAGTTGTAATTAGTGATTGCCAATCTTTCGATTTGACATTTGGTATGCCACGACTATCACAATTTACAGAAAAGTAATTTATAATTTCTTCGTTAATCATAGTTTAAATTTTTTCAATACATCATTCGCTAATGTTAAATCGGTTGCTTCTGGTTCATTATATACATCCACCATCTTCACATCAAATCCAGTTGGTGACTTTGGATTAAATTTTAATATAATAGTTTGTTTCTCAGGATTCCACAGAGACTTATTGAAATTGATTGTTATCGTTTTCAGTTTTTTGTAGTTCAATGGTTGTTTTCCGTAGTTCATACTTTTAGACCACCAAAGTCTTTTCTTCGTTCACGATTGCCAAATGTGTTTATTGGTTTATCAGGAATGCCTGCATCAGCAATATCTTGTTGTGCAGAATCTTCAACATCATACAGTCTCATCTTTGAACGGTCAACACCAAGAACAAACCTCTTATATAAATTAGGATCACCATAACGATTCTTTAATTGTTTAACGAGAATTTGATTCAATGCTTCTAGTTCTTCGTTTGTTACAAGAGCAAACATAAAGTCAGCAGTTGCAGGCAGACCAAAAGATTCAGATGTATCTTCAAGACCAGGATCTGAATTACTGAAACCACTACGAGTTGTTTGTGTTGCAGAGACAACTGGTAATCCAAACTCAACGGCAAGACCACGAAGTTCTTCTGCAATTGCCTTGATGTATGAATAACTGTTTACATTCGCACCAGGTTTAATTCTAGCAGAACAACAAATGTTTAGATAATCAATAAAGATAATATCTGGTCTGAAATTCTTCTTCAGAGCCAAATCATTTAACAAGGCACGGAAATGTAATACAGATGCACCAGCAGTTGGATACTCTTTGATGATTAACTTACCTTGTGTCTTTGATTTGAGTGCAGAGAATTTTCTAAGATAATCTTCTTTACTGATTGTTCTTAATTCATCTAAATCAATATTCAATAAGTTGGCATCGATTCTTTCTGCAATCTTTTCTTCTGCCATTTCCATTGTGATATAGAGAACATTTTGACCTTGT